TTTCTTCAATTCTAGCATTTCTAACCGAGATGATATTTTCCTGAACAGTTTCCAAAGTTCCTGAAGCAGAATATGTTTCATCTGCTAAAGTTGTTGCTGTATCTGGATCATTATCTTCAGTATTTGTTAAAGTAAATACTTTCTCTCCTGTTTCAAATCTAGGATGAGTAGTATTATTTGGATTTGGAATATAGAAACTTCCAAGTAATGTTGCTGCTAAATCAGAAACAAGTCTTATATTATTAATAGTTGCAATCGCACCACTAGTTTCTCCAACCAATTCCATTCCAGTTTCAGCATATCCATAATATTCTCCTTGGACTTCATTAGAAAGAGAGAAAGTATCTACGTTTAGTATAGTAGAATTTGAAGAATAAACTCCACTCAAAATTGTATTAGTGTATGGATTTTGGGGAAAAGTTTTAGTGGCGGAATCGTATGGTCCTTCTCTATGATTTGATTGGGCAACTCTAAATTGGATACCAACTTGAGGATTAGTTGCTTCATCAAGTCCTAGTCTCACACTACGACCAACTACTTTTTCTCCAACCTGGAATACTCCAGATGTCATATTAATTTCAAGAAGTTTTGGTACACAATACTGAGAAACATCTACTCCATCAAAGAAAGCATAGAGTCTAGTTAGTGGTTTAACTCTCTTAGAAACAAATTGAACATTTCTAGATCTCATGTGAGAGATTATATCTCTACTGACAACTCTATCTCCAACAGAGGTTCTATCAATATCTTCAACAACAACAGTTCTTAATCCATTTCTAGATTCAACTCCATTCTGAATCGTCTCTCTAGTTTCCTCTTGAATAGTTCTAGTCGTAGTTCTTTGAACTCTTTGTGCTACTCCACTTCCACCATTAATCCAACCACCTCTACCAAAAGTGCTAGAATTACTTTCATTTCTTGTTCTACTGCCGTCAATAACTTCAGTTCCGCCCCAATTAGTATTCCAAGAGTCCCAAACAATTGGAGCAAATCCAGTTTGGGGATCAACATTTAAAGTTTTAGCTGCCTCTGCCATTGTTTCGGCATAGTTGCCTCTTGCATTAATTATCTTGGCTTCAAGTCTAGTTGTATCGACCCAGTTATCAGTTGCAGGAGTTAATTCAAGAGTTCCTTGCCAGAAACTAATCAAGAAAGGTGTTACACTTTCACTTCTAGTAGCAAATGTTTGTTTAATCCATTCAACTTCAGCATAATCAAGAGTAACTATATCATTTTGCTTTCTAACATTATTTCCTTCAATAACTGCAAATCCAAGATCATCAGTAGGATCAACACCAACAACAGGACCGGGGAGAAGATCAATACTATTAGTATAGTGCTTTGCTCTTACTTCTTTTCGTTTTCTATCAATACTATTTTTAGTAACAATATTGGTATCTTGTGGTCTGAAGGAATTAAAATTATCTACAAAGAATCCAGACTTAAATCTGTTTAATCCATCAGCATCAGAAACAAATAGATTGGCAGTATTAGTTTCTAATAAAGAAAGTGATGTGTAATATTCTAAATTTTTAATCCTGTTCTCAAGTTGTTTGATATCGATCATACGATATCTTTTATGCTCAAGGAATTCAAGAACTGCATTCTCTTTATTAAAGAGATATGGAGGGTGAGTTATTGTTGCAATTTCTAATGCATCATCAACATTTACTGGTTTTTCTGGATTATCTGAAGCAGACCCATATTTAACTTGGAACTTACCATCCTTTGTTGCATATATTCTATCAATTCTTCCTTGGTAGTATGAAAAGTCAACAATAATTTGTTCATCTGAAGCTAACAGATTTGCCGCAGAATTACCTAATTGATCAAATGATCTACCAAGAAACTCTAAAGGAGATCTTTGATTTAAAGATGATGTATAATTAGAAACCCTAGGTCTGATATCAATAATATCTGCGTTTGAAATTCGATCAATTGATTGAATTTCTCTTGCATAGTTAAAATCATCATATGACTCTACAGTCGTAATGTCACCATCATCTGTTGAATCATATGCTCCTGCAGAATAATAAACTTTTAATTTGCGAGTTGGTTGCTCCGCACTTTCAGTTCTTGTAATTGTTCCATAATCATAAAAAGTTTTCTCTTGACCACAAGAGAAAGTATAATTGCTCGATATATTGAAACTATTTGCAGTAATGTTACTAATCTGTGCATCACTATTAGAATCTTCAGATCTTAAAGTTTCACCTTCAACGAACTTAATATCATTTTTATATACAATTGAAATTGTATCTGAATTTATTACTTCGGCAAAAATAGCAATAGCACCACTAGTTTGTCCTATCAAGATCTCTCCAGATAAAAGATCTGAAGTAGTTCCTGTTGGAGTTCCCATAGATTGAAATTGAATTCTAGGGGAAGATGCGTTTTCTAAATCTGAGGATTCAAATACACCATGAATTTCTATAACATCTGGTTTGTTTAAAGAAATTACTTCGTCCTGAACTCTTGTACCAAAAGCATAATTACCAAAAGTCAAACCATCATTTAATGTCGTATTGCCTGCACCAGTATTGGTTCCGGACCCTTCAATATTTGATTTGTCAATTATAATAGTATTAATTCTATTTTTAATTTTTTTCTTTGATTTTGTCTTTGATTTAGTTAATGTTGCAATGAGAGTTCCAGTCGTATTGCTACCAAGACCATTGATATCGAGGATTGTAGATGTTGAATTTAAATCAAACTTATCCGAAGATAGTGGTTCTACAGATCCATCTTCTCTAATTAAAGAATACCTCTTCGGAGTAAATGGCAAGAATAGTTCATTTTCTCCCGCTTCTGGACGAGTTGCAGTTGTAATTTTATTACTAACAATAGTTACTGGAAAAGATTTTCTGATTGTCAACGAAGAATCAGTTAAATCAACATTTGCAACATTTCCTTTTGGCAATCTTGTAAAAAGAGTATTATCCGAAGACTCTTGCAACTTCGTGTTTAGTATCTTTAGATCAGTTAACTCTTTATTTGCTCCGGGAAGTTTTCCATTAGCAACTCCTTGAACAGTATTAACGCCAACTACAGTTATAGCAGTTGTTGATACACCAGAAACTCTAGCGACAATTGGATCTTCAGTTACAGATATATCACTAAATGAAATTAAATCATTTACTTTTATAAGATTACCAGGAAATAGTTCATTTGAACTAGTTACAGTACAAATACCACCACCAGTAGCATCAAATTTTGTAATAGAAGCAATACCAACACTAAAAGAAGTGGATGGTATTATATTTGCAGCAAAAGTGTTAATTCCAACTAATCCACTTGTAGTTCCAAATAAAGACCTAACATCAGAAACAGAGTGTTCTGTTATTGCTAATGCAACTCTTCCGTTATTAACGCCATCAAAGATTAGAGATTCATTTTGAATGAAATTGCCAGTTTTATCATAAACAGTTAGAGCTGCTCCGACACTAACACTATCTCTTAAAAATCCAGTTGCACCACTATTTGCACCTTTTACAAAAACAGGAGTATTTAAAGTTATTGTGGAGTTTAGTGTAATTTCAGTAAATGTTTGAACATCAAAAAGAGATATACCCCACTGATCTAAATCAGAATTATTTTGATACGATCCAGATTCATTTCTAAAATCATATACTCTTGCCAATCCAATTTCTTTTCCTGGAACATTATTATCTACAAGTGCTCCAAGTCTCTCATCTCTTAAACTTACAACATATGTGTTTCCAACTCCAATAGTTGGAGTTCTGAAAACACTGTTTATTTTTAAAGATGCTCCAGTATTGTATATTAAAGACTGATTCTCAATTGTTCTAGTTGTTCTTGGTTTTGGACAATCTATGAAAGTTGGAGTTCTAGTTTCAACTTCATAACCACGAACATATGCCTTACCTACAGAAATTCTATAGAGTGCTAAATCATCTGATGGAATTCCTCCACTATATGTAAATTGACCATCTTTAAATATACCATTATTGCCTAAGTTGTCATTTAAAGAATCAACTACCGAAATATCAAATGGTTTTACATAATAATCTCCAGATTCATCATAAGTTCTTCTTGCAAGAACATCCGTCCAATCTTTATATCCTACACCACCACCAAGACCACCTTTTACAGTCTTAGTTCTTAAAACTCCATTTGTAACAGTAGCAAGTTCAATAAAACTATCATCATTGAAATCATCTAAATTTTTCTTAAATAATCCTGTTGATATTCTTAGTCTATCTGCACCAGGAGCAGCATAGTTGTTGAAACCTTGTGAGTTATCATTTAACGACTCATCTAAACTTGAATTTATTACTTCTTCTTCAACAAATAGACCTATTCTGTAGCTAGGAGTATTAGAATATTGATCTAATATTAAAGTTTCCCTATCAACATTTATAAAATTACCTCTAATGAAGTAAACTCCATTTTCAATTTGGAATGAAGATCCTACAGCAGCTGCGTCATTATCAAGAGTAGATCCAAAAGGAACTCCAGCTTCAATTAAAGAATTTCCTAATAATGTAGATTGAATAAGTTCGTTACAAGACAATTCTTCACTATCAAAAAATGCTTGAGATGAATTATTTGTAGTGCTAGACTGCAAATAACTGATGTATAATGTTAAATTTCCTCTTTCAGAATCTTCTGGCAAAAGAACACTATCAACAAAAGCAGTTACCCCAGATCTTATTCCGGTAATTTTAGTTCCAACTAACTGATCTGCATACGCTGAAACTGGAATTCCATTAAAGTTGTTAGTTAACTGAATACAATAATATAATCGAGTATATCCAGTATTACCAGGAATTACCTTAGCACCTTCTTTAAAAAAATGCTGTCCAAATTTTTCAACTTGATTTTGTAGTATAGACTGAAGAGTTGTTAATTCTCTCGCCTGAACAGGATATCCCGGTTTAAATAAAACCTTATGATAATCGTTAGCTGCATCAAAATCGTCAAAATATGGCGCTACGTTTAGATTAGTTTGCTGGGGCATAATTCTTTAGAACTGCAAAACGATTTTGATATCTTCTTTTTGGTTAGATGACCTTGTGATTGGCGGTCTATTATCTGCGTAGATAATATTTCCAGTATATTTTTTAACTTCTGGACTTGCCACACCACTGGTAAACTGTTGACCAAGATAATATGTACGATTATTTATTACGGTAGATATACCCGTAAAGTTACTATCAATTTCAAGATTAGAACCACTGGAGGGAACTATAACCAAAGTTCCCCCTGTTCCAGGAGTGCTTGTGAATTCAAGAGTCTCATAACCATATGTTGGATTTGTAATTCCAATACCTGTACTACTAAATCCAGCATTCCTCCTATCTTGCCAGAACTTTAGTACTCCAGTTGTCTGATCGTAACTAACGACTCTACCAACAGCAGTGCTACCTGCAGAAATCGTTTGTGCAACTAAAGAATCGGAGGTAAAAGTAGCAGAACTATATCCAGTACCAACTAATTTTAAAGCAGAAACTGCACTTGCTTTTGATGCTGATAATAATACTGATGAAGTTTCATTTGGATTTTCTACAATTCCAATTCTAGCAAATTCATTTCCAGTAATAAAATCTGGATTCTCAATATCATTTTCAATTCTAGAATATAGAAGGACGTTATATGCACCAAGTTCTCTGTAAATATCTGCACCATGACCTCCTTGTGGAGAAATGATGACATTAAATGTTGGTTGGGTGGTTCCATCAGGAACAGATCCTGCAGTAAGATCTACAGTTCCATAAGTATAACCTGATCCCTGTGAAGATACCGTTATTGATGAAATCTTTTTATCGTTTGTGGTAACAATGGTACATTCTGCACCTGATCCATCCCCTTTAATTGGAACTCTAGTATATGTTGTTCCTCCAGTGGGACCAATACCGTCTCCACGATTAGTAATAGTAATAATTTTAATCGAACCATCTACAGAATTGTCTCGGACTTCTGCATTAGTTGTTGCAGTTTCCCAATCAAGAGGAACTGGCATAAAATCAGTAGATTCAAATTTTACAATATCACTTGGTTTAATAGTGAATAGATACTTCCAAATATATCCATCTCCACTATTACCAGCAGATCTAGGTTCTAAGTCAGTAAAAGTTGGTTCGTCAAGAGATGGACGCCCATTTGGATTTTCTGGATCCGTACCATTTTGTAGACAAGTATATACTCTAAAATCACTATTTAAGACGTAATAGGTAGATGAGTATAGATTAGTAGATCCAGACACAGAAGCAGTATTAGATCTACTGTAGTCATGACGGTACATGTCATATGTTGTACCAGAAGTCCAACTTCTTCTGACAATAACTTGCCTTACATCAGAAGATGTAATTCTTTTCAGAGCGAGCATTGTGTCCCAATAGTCATTCTCTTCATTGAAGTTATCTTTTGGTGCTGGAGGATTTGTATTCCAATCAGATTGAAAAGTGGATGGATTTGGTAATCCTATCCAAGAATAATATGAATTGCTCTGATTTCTAACTCCAGCGACAAAATTACCTGCATTTAATATTCTAATTTGGTCAGTTATAATAGCAGCCATTTGACGCAGTTTTTTCTTTATTTATTAGATTTAAACAACATATTCTTTAAACTTCAATTTATTAGTTCTTTCAACAACAGTAGAGGTTGAAATACCAGTAATTTCATTAGTTCCTATTCCGGATAATGTGTGTGCATTATATGCTTCACTTTCAGTTCTACCAGTTACAATAATTTTACCCCAACTGTAGTTTCCAAAAGATTCTGCCGTTGAAACGCCAGAATACCCGTTAGTAAATTGATCCACATTGACAATCACTCTCTTCACTAGAGTATTTACTCCAACGATATTTCTAGATACTTCGGATATACTATTCACAACATAAACATTATCTGCGAATTGTTTCCCAACAGCAATAGTTGTTCCACTTCCAACGAATGATTGAATACTTGTTGCAGCAATACCCACATTGGTATCTTTTACAATAAAGTAATCATTTGTGGTCAATGTACTTAAAGTAATTGCAGTTCCAACAAGACTTGTATTTCTCATTGGAGAATCATATGGAATATGAAGATCGAATATGAGTTGATTCGTTGTAATACCAACAGAGGTTGTTCCAAATCCAACAATAATTCCAGAATCACCAGTATATGATAAAACACCGGATGTTTCCGTATTACTCTTTGGTGGTCCAAACAAAACAAGTGGGGGATTGCTTTGACTATAACCAGATCCACCATTTGTTATTATTACATTAGAAACAGTTGCACCAATACTAATTGTTGTAGTTGCTGTTGCTGTTGTAGTTGTTCCAATACCAACACCATTAGTGCTAGCAATACTAACAATTGGGGTTACTCCATAACCAACACCACCCGTAGATATTGTAACAGAAGTTACAGTTCCTGCTGTTGAAACTACAGCAGTTCCTGCTGCAGAAACTTTCTCATCAGTCGGTTTAATTGTAATATTGTTTTGGAAAGATCTACTTAGACCATTTTCATCAACTCCATCAAATATAGGTCTTACTCTATCCACATAAAATATGGTGTCTCCAATACCAATTGACTTGATTAGATATGACTTAGGATTAATGTTCGATTCATAGAGTTCTCTGTCTTTTCCAACTTCTTTCTCTTCAATAATTTTATCTTCAGTTTGTCTACACCAGACAACAGTTCTAGTTAAAGTTTCATCTTCAGTATTGCCAGGTCCAAAGTATGAATTTGTATCAACAGAATCTGTTGAATTAATTCTAGTTACTGTTCTATCATCTTCTTGAAGGAATCTAGACTGACCAATACTTGCATCATATCCAATGGTTAAATCATCACCTACTTTTACAGTTTCTATAATTTCTCTATTAATAACATCACTATCCCCACTTCCCCTATAGAAAACAATCTTAACTGTATCACCAATCCTGGGAGCTTCTGTAAATGTCAATAAACTTCCACCAGTAAATTCATAACCTTCACCTGGAACTTGGAGGATATCATTTACAAATACTAGTAAAGTATCTTGAACATCAACTTTAGATCCTTTACTAGAGACAATTGATTGAACATCACCATCAAATGTCATTTGGAAAGTCTTAGTTTCACCATCAATAAACCTTTCAATGTTGTCAAATTGTCTAAGTTGACCAACTGACCAAGATGAAAACTTATCAGAAATAACTTTTTCAATGTCAACTTCAAACTCTGTGAAAGATGCCGAAGAACTTGTTGGAATTCCTGCCACTCCGGTTAAAGGAAGGGTTAAAGTTTGACCATTGCCATATCCAAAACCACTATTCGTAATAGTAAAATCAATTATACTAGAACCTTGACCAACTATAACATCTATAGTTGCACTTGTTCCAATACCTGAAGAAGTTGAAGAATATACCAAAGGAATATTACTATAACTTAAAGGTTCATCAAATACAACTCGTAATGGTCTATTGACTTTACCGCATCTTGCATAGAAGTGTTCTCTAGTTGAAATACCAGTATTGATTTCAAATGAAGTAGTATTAACAATTCTAGAAATTGTTGACCCATCTATTGCGGGATCATTTCCACTAGGAGAGTTGTTACTTGCCCTAGGTGCAATAATTACTGGTTGTGCAGTTCCACCAGAACTATAGAAAGTTGGAACAGTAGAAACTCCAGCATTTACTTCAAACTCTGTTGCACTATTAACTGCAGTTACTTTAGCACCGCAATAAACTGGATCAGTAATTCTTGGATAAGTATGAATTCCCACTGCTAAAGCACAAGTAAATCCAAGACCAGTAAGTAAGACATCACTCTTCTGTCCAGTTAAGGAGAGATTATGTGCTGCAGAAGTTGTAACTGTCATAATACCACTGGTATTAGTATAAACAGCATTACTAACATTAACTGGACCAGATCCAGTATAGTTGCAAGTAAATGCTATTCCAGAAACAACAACCTTATCTGCAAAAGCAAGTCCATGTGCAGTTGATGTAGTGACAGTAGTCAATCCAGTGGTATGACTATAATTTACATTTGATATATCTCTTGGAGCATAGAATACTCTATTTGTAGAAATTGAAACAGTAGTTATTCCACCATTGGAAATAGTTGCAGTTCCAATGAATACATTTTCTGCGACTACAGATGATTCAATTGAAACATTAACAGTCTGTAGTCCAACTCTATATCCAGAACCAGTATTTCCAATACCAATAGATTGAATTGTTCCTGCTGCAGATACTACTGCTGTTCCTCCTGCAGAAACTAAAGGTTGATATCCAAATCCGGCACTAGATGCAACAGAAACAATAACTCCACCTTTAGGGAACGTTGAAATTCCAACATCACCAGATAGAGTTCTAGCAATTCCAACAAACTTGGCACTAGAAATTCCAGAATTTTCTATTATTTCATAATCACTAATAGAACTTCTTCCTTGATAGATATCATTGACTAAAAGAACAGTATCTGAAGTTATACCAGTTACATTTACTCCATTTGATTTTAATGTAAATGTGCTTTCACTTCCATTAAATTG